CGATAGAGCAGCTCGAGCATGTCGGGGGCAGCAGCCATTAACCGTGCGTTGGCCTCCGCCACTGCATCAAAGTCGGGTTGTTTCTTCAGGCTTGGGGCTTTGAGTGCTACAGCTGAACCGATAGATGGGCCATCATCAGCGGGTACTATGTAGCGGCCTTGTACGTGCCAGGGGCCAGGGGTTGTGTTCATGGGGCTATCTCCAGGGTTAGGGGGTTAAATTAAGTCACTCAAAATGTCATACAAAACATGGGCTTGAATTCCAGTGATTTCCAGCAAATCGGCCCAGGTCAACTCACCAGATTCAAACAATTCACGCATTTTCTGCTCACTCATAATATGTTCCAGGGTTAGGTTAGGAAAGGGGCAGGAAAGCCCCTGAAAGGGGCTACAGGGGGCTTAATTTATCGCAGGATACATTCACGCAGGGTTCGCATTTCATCAGGCCATGATTGACCACAGATATAGTCTGCACCCTTATCGTCCAAGGTCATGCGGGAATAGATGCCGAAAGACTCCCAACAACTGAGGGGAACGTCCAGGCGGCGGGACAATCTGGCTTTTGTTTCTTGTCGGCATTTGCTGCCCACCATGCGGATAATGTCGGCTTTTTGTTTATCAGTCAGGGAAAATGTACCCTCTGAATGTTTAGCGTCCCAAATTAGGTTATTCAAGTTTTGCTGCATACTATGCTCCAGGGTTAGGGTTGTAGTGCACCGAATAGCACACTGCACAAAGCACTGTCACTGCTTTGCACATTGTGTTATGCCGTCACTGTATCCAGGGTCTTAGCACGACTGCACCATGCCGGAACCGTGACAGTATTATGTTCACGCATAGGCATGATGATTCCAACAAACAAGGGTTCACTATCAATATTGACAATGCCGGACTGGTTACCCCTTTGCTTTATCTGCACTGCAGTCCCTTTGCCACTTGAACCTAAGTCCTTTGCACAATCATAGAATGCCATGATGTATTCAGGGTTGTAGGTGCTGCACTCACTAGGACAATCAGCGCTTAATTCAGGCACTACACGGTCACAATCGGGATAACGTGCTTGGTGTGCTTGCACTGTCATGGTTGACCCGTCTGGTGAAATAACACTGATTTTCACTCCATCGATTGTGAAGTGCAGGGTTTCATTACCCTTCTTACCACCAGCACCCAGGGTTTTAACTGCATCGCTAGGAACCAGCACACTAGCAGCCACTGCACAAGGGGTTTCATCAATCAACAATCGGCCCAGCACGTGCCCATTAGTTGATTCAATGTACGTGCCCCTATTGTTCTGCACTACTTGAATGCCTTGCAAGTAATAGCGAATGTCTTTCACTGCCATGAAACGAGACATGGCCTTCAATTGTTTGCGTTGTACTGAGAATTGCATATTATGCTCCAGGTTGGGTTTTGATTGTCGGGAATGACAATCCAGTAATGCACTGTCACTGCATTACTAGGTGGCATTCAGTCCATACGAGAATCAACGTATGCTGTTATGCCATTGTCGTTAAGCACTTTGGCAAACCCCTCTGCATATGCTTCTTTTTTGGTCAGCGATTGATTGAAGTCACGAATAGACATTGAAACCCCACCAGCATAGTGTTTGCGTGCAAGCTGGTTTGCCACCAGGAATTTAGCAAACTTACTGGTGGCTGGTTTGATGATGACGCTAGCAAACCCGCAAACCCCATCATTGACAACCCATGCGTTAACCACTGCACTAGAGTCATCAAGAGGGTTAGCAGCTTGTGTGACTATCATGGGTGTTACCGTGGTTTGCGTTACTGCATTGTTTCCAGCGTCATGCGCTTGGATGTAAAGTGATTCAATGTGCATACTATGCTCCAGTTTGGTTAGGTTAGGTGAAGTGATTTTTTGACCCCTTCACTTATATAGCATAATAGAATCGTGCCAACCCCTAAAATATCCTTATAAATCAACGCTAGTGGATTTCCCTAATGTATATACATACAGTGTTATAGTCTTATTTATGATAAGGTTCACCCGGTGTATACTGTAGGTATATATAGTATATAAGATAATAAATAACTTATTGTTCTTATAAGTTATTGTCTTATATGTCTGTAATGTATCCTCAATTGGGGTTTATAGATTAGAGAAGTGTATACCTCTACCCGTTCACCTAGATATATAAAGGGGTTAGGGGTTGGGCTGCCTACAGTTCACCCTATGCCATACCTAGTGCGCTACCATGCCGGTATCGGGTTGGGGTTGGGGTTCGAGCACACAAGCACAAGCACCAGCGCAGCCGTGGCGACATGCGATGGGTTACGAGATGCAGTATGGTGAGCACCCCACCATCCGCTCCCCCCAGAAAAAAATAGGTTTCTGGCTTTGCAGTTGCCGGAATTAGAGCTACCACTTGCGTAGCTCTTTTTTTACCTGTAGGATATGGTTATCTGTAGAGAGGGTTAGAGGATGATTACTGAAATAGCATTGGAGACAGGGAGGCCTGTACCTGTAGCACGGGTGGTGTATGCCTACCCGTATGAGGAGATGGATGTGGGAGACAGCTTCTGTGTGCCTGTAGGTGCTAGGCAGAAGGTGTTGAATGCCAACTACAGGGCTAGTAGGCGGTTAGGGATAGGGTTGACGGCAAAGACAGAGGGGCTTGTTGTACGAGTTTGGAGGACAAGGTGACGGAACTACTGTGGATGGAAGAAGATGAGTTGCGTGAAGTCTGTAGGGCTTTGATGACTCGTCTTTGCCAGACGGAGTTAGTGGTACAGGTATTGGCTGGACAAATAGATGAGGCGGTAGCTCATGGATACGAGCAAGGATACACAGATGGCTTTATACGTTTCTCGTATGAAGCTGAAGCGGGAAATGTTAAGAGCCTTGTCTTGCATTAAACCTTCTGCAAAGAGAAAGCTGGCAGCGGAGTGGCAAGAAACGTATTCAGAGTTGTTCTACAAAGAGCTGATACGCTGTGCCAAGAACAAGGCTGTGGCAGCTACCATCTCTGAGTGGGACTTAGATTCTTTTGACAAACAAAGAAAACAATGAACTTTAACCTGAATAAGTTTTACAAGTTCTGTTCCGAACTCAAGATTGAGACGAAGGAAGAGGGCTTGAAGAAGATGGGAACCCTCTTGGGGACTCAGACGTATGTGATGGAAGAAATCAAGAAGGGTCTAGAAGATGATGTTCACTTCTTTGTCATCCTCAAGGGTAGGCAACTCGGTATTACAACTGTCTCCTTGGCATTGGATTTATATTGGCAATTCACCCACCCTGGTTGGCAAGGAACTCTTGTCGCAGACACTGAGGAAAACCGGGATATGTTCAGAAGCACTCTTGCGATGTACATGGAAGGGTTACCGAAGGAATACAAGATTCCGCTTGTGGCGCATAACCGTAACCAGATGGTGCTTAAAAACAGAAGCCGCATCTTCTACCAGATTGCTGGAAACAAGTCTCGGCTGGGGCAGGGCAAAGCAATTACATATCTTCACGGTACAGAAACAGCTTCCTGGGGCAATGAAGAAGGTCTGGCTTCCCTGATAGCTTCTCTTGCTGAAAAGAACCCTGAGAGGCTTTACATGTTTGAAAGCACTGCCCAAGGCTTCAACATGTTCCACGACATGTACAAGACGGCAAAGAAAGCAAAGACACAAAGAGCAATATTTTGCGGCTGGTGGAGGAATGAGTATTACTCTGTCCCTGGTGACTCCAACATCTACAAAGTCTACTGGGATGGCAAGCTCAGTGCGGAAGAGAAGGAGTGGGTGAAAGACATTAAGAAGCTGTACGGGTATGAGGTCAACTCCCGGCAGATGGCTTGGTGGCGGTGGAAAATGCACGAAGGTATCAAAGACGAATCCTTGATGTACCAAGAGTTTCCACCCACTGAGGACTATGCCTTTGTGATGACAGGCACATCCTTCTTCTCAACCACACGCTGTACAGAGGCAGCTAAAGAGGCAAAGAAACTTGTACCAGACCACTATCGCTATGCTTTTGGACAACTGTTCCAAGACACTGAAGTCATTAAGTCCACTGAAAGACTGGGCACTCTCACGGTCTGGGAAGAACCTGTTGACACTGCTTATTACGTTATCGGTGCTGACCCCGCTTACGGTAGTTCTGATTGGGCAGATAGATTCTGCATCCAGGTCTACAGATGCTACGCAGATGGACTTGACCAAGTTGCTGAGTTTGCCACTTCTGAGATGAACACCTACCAGTTTGCCTGGGTCATCGCCCACCTTGCTGGCGCATACAAGAACTCTACGCTCAACCTGGAAGTCAACGGCCCCGGTCAAGCAGTCATCAACGAGATACGCAATCTAAAACGCATGGCAGTCTCGCTAGGAGGCGCTATGGGGCACGGATTGATGGACGTACTGGGTAGCATGACCAACTACATTTGGAGGCGCAATGACACGCTTGGAGGCCTCTCCAACAGCATTGGTTACCTGACCACCACCAACTCCAAAGAACGCATGTTGCAATACATGAAGGATTACTTTGAGCGTTCCATGATAAAGATACGCAGCATGGAGACTCTTGAAGAAATGAAAGGCATTGTGCGGGAGGGTTCCTTCTTGGGTGCGCCCGGTAGGGGCAAGGATGACCGTGTGATTGCCACTGCTTTGGCTTGTGTTGCCTTTGCAGAGCAGATTCAGCCCAGACTCATTGCCCAAAAGATTACCCGGCAAATTAGTCATGCCCAAGAAAACTTTACCCCTGAACAAATCTCTGTGGGCAGAAACGTCAGTGATTACCTTAAAAGGATTGGAATGTATGGAACACAATGACCTAACCATCGTGTCTGTCTACGGGCACAACAACGGAGCCAGTGCCCTGCCAAGCATTAAGCGCAGCATGGCTGAACTCCCAGGCTCTAGAGGACTGCTGTTGTCTATTGCAAAGCCTGACAACTTGCCAAACAACATAGAGTGGAAGCAGATAGGGTTTATCAACTACCTCCAGTATTCTGTTTTTATGATGCACCAGCTCTACGCATTCATAGACACAGAATATTGCCTTATCGTCCAAGATGACGGCTGGGTGCTGGATGGCGACAATTTCATGCCGGAATACTATGAGTACGATTACATAGGCGCACCCTCTCACTGCGGGTTCTTGCCACAAGACGAGGGGTTTCACTTGTACTTGAATTTCACCTGGGTGGGCACTCCTGGTGTGCGGGTGGTG